GTTTACAGCAGGTATTCCTGAATGGTGTCTTGCTGGCTCCCGGCGATGACTACACGACTACGGATTCAGGAACTATCACCTTGGCTTCTGGCGCGGCCTTGAATGATTACCTGATTGTTTGCGCTTTCTCTAGTTTTGAAGTGGCGAACACTTACACGCAAACGCAAGCGGATGCGTTGTTCTTGACGCAGACGAGCGCGTCAACAACGTATGCGACTAAAACTGAATTGACTTCTGTTGAAGCATTAGCCCTGTTGGGACTCTGAGGAGATAGGTAATGGCAAACACATTTACGGCATTGTTCCGTGGGGCTGCTTCGACTGGTAGTACCACGTTGTACACGGTTCCCGCTGCAACTAAGACGCTGGTTACGTCGATCACGGTGGCGAACACCGCTGCCGCTGACGCGACGTTTGACCTTGAGTTGAACAGCGTTGCGATTGCGAACGATGTGACCGTGGCTGCGAATGATTCGATCACTTGGGAGGTCAAGCAGGTGCTTGACGCGACCAACACGATCACGGGCTTGGCTTCGGCTACGACCGTGAACTTCCACATCAGCGGATTGGAGATTTCCTAGTGAGTATCCAGCGGTTGAAGAACGCTGACGGGTCATTCCTGCTGTCCAAGATCCTGACAGATGTTGGAACTCACACGTTCACGGTGGGACAGACGAGCGGCAACGTGCAGGTGAGCGCGTCGCCTCGCGTGAATGTTGTGTTGAGTGACGGCTCTACGAGTCTTAATCAGGGTAGCGGCACGGATTTCGTTGTCGGTGCAGCGAACTTTGACAACGTAGGTATTGAAGCGTTGGAGCCAAATACGTCGGTCGCTCTTCGACTAGTCGGTGCGGAGACTTCGACGGCTGGGTCTGTCCCCTCATGGTTTGACCAAGTTGGTTACGTCATGGGTGGTAGAGATCGGGGCGGCAGTCTCAATCTCACAAACGACAAGTATCTCGCTACCGCTCGCACTTGGTCTGTTGGGACACCTCTTCCCGTGACTGTTTATCAGGCGCGGGGTTGCAGTAATCAGGGTGTCGCTGGCTACCTGTGTAACGGCGACATGAACGCCGTTAATTACAGCGACGATGTGCAGAAGTACGACTACTCCACAAGCACATGGAGTGATCTTTCTTCTGCGTCTACACCGTGGCGGGGGCGAGATAACCACTCGGTTTTTTGGGAGCGTGGCGCGAACGGTTACGTGTGTAACGGATCTACGAGTACTCAGTTACAAACCGGTGACAAGGTTGCTTTCGCAACGGACACTTTCTCCACGATAAGTAATGCCAATTACAACCGTTCAAGCACGCAATTTTTTCATCATCGCGCAAACAACACCGGATACTCGTGGGGCGGCTACGACGGTGCGAACAATGCAGATGAATGGATGATGCTTGATATGAGTACGGATACTTGGTCGCACGCCGCTAATCAAGGTTCGGCTCGCCGTGAAGCGGGAACCGTCGTTGAGGAGGCGGTAGGCGCTTTCACGGCTGGTGATAACACTTTCACCAGCCAAAGCATCACTCGGCATCCTTACCCCAGTACGTCGGGTTCCACGGTTTGCTACATTCTCTCACCCATACAAAGTCCTGTCCCGTTGTCGTTTGACACGCACGGCATGTGGGCCGGTGGCTGGAACGGTGACGAGCGCAACTATGTCCAAACATTTGAGTTCGCTACGACCACCAATTACATCTCGACTTATGTGAACGCTTACCTCTCTCCCTCGGGTGAGTACGGCGGCGCGAACGCCGCAGACGGTGGCATGAGTGATTCTCACCGAAACGGAGCGGGGTTCTGGGACGTATGATCGACGACCGCCCAGACATTCTGGAATCCATTGAGGAAATCATCCAGTCACGGAGCCGCTTCCAACTGGAACGCTTCGTGCTTGGTCAGCACGACACAATCGAAATGGCCTTTCAGCAGGTGTGCATGGAACTTCGTGCAGCGATCTTCTCGTGGAAGCGTGCCAAGTTGCGTCGCCAACAGATTGAGATTGAGGTGGCTCGGCTCAAGGAATCTGACGATGAGGTCGATCACCTTGAGGCGCAGATCAAGGAACTGGACTTGGAAGAGGGCAAGTTGCAGGAGCGCGGCTCTCTGCGTGAACTAAACCACTTGATTGATATGTACGACCAGTTCCCACACAAGTTCACTTACGACGAGTTGGAGGCGGCGCAGCCTGATTACTGGCAGGCACGCCTCAGTCGTCAAGCGGAGTTGCAGGCTATCGGTCAGGGCAAGGTTGATTGGGCGCAGTTGAACGCTATTCATCAGGCTGGTTTCTTGCCTGAGTTCATTGAAAAAACGAGTATCACATCAAGCGAGAAGAAGGAACTAGGAAATGCCTGAGACGAAAAACAGGGATACGGCAGACATTGTTGATGATGCCGCTACGCAAGAAGATCTGGCTTCGGCTGGGTTCAGTCCACTTCTGATGATGGGAGCCTGACAAGTGGCTACTGACTACAAAGTGCTTGGGCAAGTAGCCACAAGCCAGTCATCCCTGACGGTGACTAATAAGGAACTGACAAGCAACGTCGCTACGTTGACGACGAGCGCGGCACACAACCTGCAAGTGGGCAGTCAGGTGAGCGTGATCCTGTCACCTGCCGATTCATCCTTCGATGGGGTTCACACGGTTGTTTCTGCGCCGACAACTACGACGTTCACATTTGAGTCGATCAACTCAGACGTAACTTCGGCCTCAAGTGGTGGCTCGGTGACGGGCTTTGAGTGGGAGACGCTGTACACATGCCCGTCTGCCACGGCAACGGTCGTCTCTAGCCTTCTCATCTGCAACCGTGGGAACTCTGCTGGCTACTACAAGGTCGCGCTGGACACGACAAACAGCGGTGAGCCAGCCAACTCAAAGATTCTCGTTTTCAACGATTTGGCGGCAGCCAAAGAAACTGTTGCCCTCACTATCGGTTTGACGCTGGACGCGACAAACAAGTACCTGCGCGTGGCTGCATCGAATGATGACTTCACGTTCGCCCTGTTCGGATCGGAGATTTCCTAATGGCGATTGATCGACTTCGCTCACCATTCAATAACCTGCTCACGGTGGCAGGTGGAGATGTAGGCCCAAGTGCCTACATCGACTCACAGGTTGGTGGCTTGACTCCGTTCACTTTTGTGGCGAACGGTGAAGCGGAAACCATTACCGGGGTGACTTACCGTTGTCACGTTTTTGAGTACGACCCCGCGCAGGGCTACTCGGTGACGTTCAATCGTGCTGGAAACATTGACCTGCTCCTGCTCGCCGGTGGTGGCGGCGGTGGTGGAAACAACTCTACTGGTCACTATGGATCAGGTGGTGGTGGTGCTGGTGGCCTGATCCTGTACTACGGATATGGGGTCACCGCGACGACGTATGCGATCTACGTCGGGAAGTTCGGTCAAGGGAACTCGTACTACAACCAGTTTCCCCCCGGTGAGGATTCCACGTTTGGAGCGTTGACCGCTGTTGGTGGCGGTAGGGGTGCGTCTGGCTACACCAGCGGCCCCGCCGCAACTGCTGGTGGTTCTGGCGGTGGTGGTGGAGCAACCAGCACCAGTCCCGCTTACCCGCTTGGAGCAGCGGGAACCGCTGGCCAAGGCAATGACGGCGGCGACGCAAACCCATCTCATGTCAATGTCCCGTATGGCGGTGGTGGAGGTGGTGGTTACACCGAAACTGGCGGCAGCGTCACTCCCGGCATTAGCGGTAACCCTGCGGGTAAGGGCGGCGACGGCTTGCTCTTGAACTTCGATGGGACGACACGCGGTATCGCCGCAGGCGGCGGCGGCGGTGGATACACCACGATCGCCACTCCCGGTCAAGGCGGCCTCGGCGGTGGCGGCGACGGTAGCGGTTCATCCGCTAACCAGAACGGCTCTGACGCGACGGGCTACGGCAACGGTGGCGGTGGCGCGGGATACACCTCGTCTACGGGAACTCGCTACGGCGGTAGTGGGACGAGTGGACTCGTCATCATTCGTTACGCACTCGGCTAACTAACAAACCCTAAGAGAGTGAGGAAACCCCATGATGGATAAGTTGATGTCTCGTGAGGGACGCAAGTGGCTGTACGGGATCGCTCTCGCTGCCGTGCCGCTGCTTGTCGCCTATGGTGTGATTAGTGAGGCTAGTGCGCCTTTATGGATCGCTGCTATTGCTGCGGTTCTCGCGCCTACTCTTGCTCTCACGCACTTGACTCCTGACCTCCCGCCTCCTGGCGAGGAGCCCGAAGAGCATTGAGTCATGGACATTACCGACTACATGGTCGTGGAATGGCTTATCGGCGTTTCAGCGATAGTTGTTGCGCTGCTAGTTGTTATGAAGTTTGGGTACACCACGTATAAAGCCATTCATCGTATTGACCAGATGCTTGGTGTTGACCGTCAGGGCCGCACGATTAGTGACCGGCTTGAGCGTGTCGAATATCAGTTGTTCCCAAATGGTGGCACTAGCCTTGCTGACCGTGTGAATCAGATCGCTTACGATCAGCGTGCGATTGAGGGCGAGATGAAGGCTGTGAAGGATATCATCGGGGTTGCGGTGGAGGATAAGTGAGCGCGTTCCAACGTAGGTTGAAGAAGTCTTGTGTGAAGTGGCTGGGCGCTGAGAATGTTACGTTTGTTGATGGTTGGACTAAGCGCCATAACGGTCGCTGGCGGTATAGCAAAGGGAATAAGCCGGTCATGGCTATCGCGCATCACACAGCGGGTGGTGACTCAAGCGACCCGAACGGGAACCCAGGAGTGGTTCAGTATGTCATCCACAGAAGCACAAGAGTTCCTTACGCTAATGCGGTGATTGACAGCGACGGGCATACGTATATTTGTTCTGCTGGCCCTGTGTGGCACGCGGGTCGTGGCTCGTTTAAGGGCACTCGCTGGAGTCGGTGGGGTATCCCTAACAACATGGCGAATTGGGCTACCTGGGGCACGGAGGTCGTTTCAGCGGGTCGGAAGAAGGACTTTAGCGTGGAGGAGAAGAAAGCCTTGCGGCGTTTGCATTGCGCTGTTCGTGAGGCCGCTGGCTGGAAGGGCTTTAAGTACAGGCTCGCCAATCATAAAGACTGGACTAGCCGGAAAATAGACACTCAATACTCGTGGCAATGGCTTCTTAATGGCGCTCGCAAAGTGTGGAGAGATGCAAAGTGAAAGGCAAGTCTGCTAAGGCGAAAGCGCCAGCAAAGGTGAAGAAGTCTCGCGTGAATGAGGCTGGCAACTACACGAAGCCTGCCCTGCGTAAGCGATTGTTTGAGCAGATTAAGGCTGGCAGTAAGGGTGGCGCTCCCGGTCAATGGTCTGCTCGCAAGGCTCAAATGTTGGCGAAGGCTTACAAGGACGCTGGCGGGGGTTACACATCGTGAAAGAGCCTCAGAAGTCTTTGAACCGTTGGACTAAGCAGAAGTGGCGCACTAAATCAGGTAAGCCATCTACGCAGGGGCCGAAGGCTACGGGCGAACGGTATCTGCCAGAGAAGGCGATTAAGTCTTTGAGCAGCAAAGAGTACGCTGCTACAACACGAGCAAAGCGTAAGGCTTCTGCTGAGGGGAAGCAGGTCAGTAAGCAGCCTAAGAAGATCGCTAAAAAGACTAGACGTTTTCGGGTTCGATAGGAGGTGTAGTTATGTGTATTACTTGTGGATGTGGAACGCAGAAAGTCCCGCCGCCTAAGGTTCAAGGCAAGCAGAACAAATGACGTTCTCGTTTTGGGGATTGCGGCGCAAGGGGAACGAGTACATCCCTTACATTACTGCGCAGTTAGATTTTAACAACGGGTTTGTTTGGTGGCGTAGTGGCTAATACTTGTGACCATGAGTGGAGTTACTGGCGTGGCATGGCTATCTGTGAAGAGTGCGGCGAGCGGAAGTGATTGATTGTGAACAATGTGAAAGAGGATTTGATCCAGTCAGTTGTCGGTGGCGCTGTCCTCATTGTGGCTGGAAGTCTTCATGCTGTGAAGGGAGTCCTTGCCCGATTTAGCGACGATAAAACTGATAAGCCCGTATGCTACTGCGAGCCCTGTAATTAACAGAATCAGGACAATGTAGTACAGCCATTGCTGCTCGTAGTTGCTTATCATGTGGAAGTGTCGGGAATCGAACCCGAGTTTCTCGCTATTCCCTCGTGGGGTCTTTAGCGGGATCTAACCTTTCACTCCCCGAAATCCTATGCTTCCTCCGCTAAAACTGTAGGCGCTTGCCCCTTTTTCTAGCGTTGTTAGCACTTTCTCTATGTCGTCCGATACTATTTTTTCTGCTATCTCTAGGTATGATATCGCGTCATCATAGTTGTCTTGATGTGACCTGTCCCCAACCATGCGAGATAGTTTTACGAGAACCATCATGCACGCAACTTGATGGGGTTGTATCTCGTGGCCCAGCCAAGCGCTCCACATCTTAGCGATACGTCTGTGGTTCTCTACGGGATCCCCGTAGTTGCTTCTATCAGCAATCAGTTCGTCACTCATCGTCATCCTCCAAGTCTAGTACTTCTTCCCAGGTGTTCGTCTCAACCATCGCCTGTAGCGACTCCTTCCACAGCCTACTGAGCCTGGATATCATGTCGTCTACTACGTCTGGATTCCATGACGCTTGTTCAGCGGTTAGTTCTACGCGCAGATCACCGAACACCACTCTTGCTGTGACGTTTTTCCCTACCGCCACTTGTATTCCTTCTGCTCAAATGTAAAGGACTTGTTTACGACGGGCACCAACTGTGGGCTGTATGTTCTCCCGCTGGGATGCAGGATGCCAAACGCTTGTTGCCAGTTCATTGTCTTGAGGTAACTGACCTTCTTGTAGTCCATAGCGTGACCGACTTCCATTCCCCATAGCGTGCGGGTGAGCCTGCCGTTGATGCTTGTGGTGTGGGGGACTAGACCGGCGCGGTGTACGTGACCGCAGGCTACGTTTAGGCCGGTCTTTTCCGTTAGCCTCCGTGCCGTAGTACCCGCTATTTGCGACGTTCCTGACTCGTCCCCATGCAAGAGAATCCAGTCTGCTAGGCGCAGTCCTTGGGGATGCCAGTTGATGTCTAGTTCCGGCAGCCCCATGAAGTTGGGCAACTCAAACTCTGGTACGTCTAGCAGGCCGGGTAGCCGACGCATAATCCCCGCCGCTAGGCGATCTGTGTGGTTGGATCGGATGGTATCTGTTACCTGTAGATCTTCAGCGATCTTCACCCATTGGTCGCGCTCGTTGCCTAGTTGCCTGGTGTAAGCGAGCGGCGTTGATTCGCTCCAGCGCCCCATGCTAGTGAAATCTAACTCATCTCCCATTGTTACTACACGGGTGATTCGTTTCTTGTGGTCTGCGATAAACTGGCAGAGAGCGCTGACGAACTGTTTGTCATGTAGTGGTATTTGTAGGTCTGGTATTAGAACAATCATGCTGGCCCCTTATGTGTTGGGAGTGGCGCACACAAGGGCACTTTACCACAATTTTAAAGAAGGTCGGCCCCCCAGCAAGGAGGGAACTGGGGGGCCTCATCAGGGGCAGAATAGTCGCCCCTGGATGCCGGGTCACCACTCCCGGCAGCCTAACGAGCCTTCCGTACATCCATGCGGAGGTTGCCGCTTGGCTGCATTGTCGTCCATCGTACCTGATGGTCACCCACGGTTCCGTTCACGCCTCGCAGACGAGACTGGGCTTCAGTCTTCAGGGCTTTTGCTTCTTTCTCTGCCGCCCTAGCGTCAACGTATGCGGCGACGGCCTGGACGAGCCCATCTTCGGTGTAGTTCTCTTCCTCGCTTGTCTCTAGTCCTCCACGGCAGACGGTGTAGAAGGAGCATATGCGCTCGCAGACGGGTGCTGCTATGTCACGGCTAGCGTCTTCGTTATTTTCTACCGCGTAGATAACGTCCTGCACCCAGTTATCTATCTCATATGTGAGTGACGGGTCGAACGGCTCCATCTCTAGGATGAAGTCGTCTTCTGCTCCGCTGCGATCCATGTACAGATTGCCGACTTTGGTTTCGCCGGGATCCCAACCGTACTGTTGGATCATGCCTAGCGCGTACAGGTGTCGCTGGTACTTGTGGCTGTCACTTACGCCAGCGCGACGCACCCATGAGAAACCGTTGACGGTCTTGATGTCGATGATGGTTTTCTCGTCAGCGATTACAATATCTGGGTGTCCACCTATCTCCGCACCACTAGGGAGTGTGGCTCTGACGTACATATCGTGGATGCTTCCCAACTTCCATGACGGGTACATATCGTGCAGCGCTGCCTCAACGTAGTTGTGCATGGCTGTACCTATTTGGGCAGCCCACATTGGCACAACATCTGTCGCCTGCGTCCCCTTGGCTGTAAGCGTTGCTTTCTGTCGGCAGAAGCCTATGTCTGACGGGCCTAGGATTCCCTCACGGGATTGTATGGCGCGTGGTGAATAGTGGTCTTGATTGTTGAGTGCTGCTTTTACTTGTTCAGCGATGTTCATTGTTTCCTCCTGGTGGGTAAGTGCCCCGTGTTCGCTGGAGCCGGGGCCACGCTCCGTCCAAATCCGCTAACCATGACATAGCGGGTGCGTGATTTAGGTACCTAAATCAGTCAAGGGTTGTGGTAACAACGGGCCTGGTGGATCCGTTGTTGTAGAGCGACAGTCCGAACTGGTCGCCCAGGTTGATAGCGGCACGCTTGAACGCATCGCTCTCAGCGGTCTTGATAGCCATGTCGTGAGCCTCGCCACGCTGGGGAAGGGTGCTAGCGCCGACAGCGGCTTCGCTGTAGACAGCGCCCTCAACTTGAAGTGAGCCGACGACTTTGTAACCGACGTTCCACTTGCCGTCTTTCTCTTCCTCAAAGACGAGTTCAGCGGAGGTCACGACCCATGACCATTTAGCGAAACCGAACATGCGGATCATGTGGGCTTTCACATCCCACGCTTCCAGGTACGACAGCATCCTGCCGCCGCCACCTTTGCGTTGCGCGATCCGTGACTCGTTGATCGGCTTGAGCAGTTGCTCACGTTGCTTCTCGTTCATTACATCTCCTAACGGTGTTGGTGATATGTCTAGTATAGTGCCCACTATGGGCTTTAGTCAAATCAGACTAGACGCGGGTGATGTTGCTTCCGTTGTTGCTGATTTCCTGTCGCAGTTCGACTTGTTATCTCCTGCTGACAGGGCTCACGCTATGCAAACAATAATTAGTGACCTCCCTGAAATGTTGTATCAGATCCGTAATGACGCCATCGTTGATATGACTAAGGAGGGCGTCTCTGCGGAAGAGATTGGTGAGTTGCTTCTTATTAGTGACGCTGCGGTAAACGTGGCGCTGTCTAGGGTTGGGTACGGGAAACAGCGCAAGGCTCCTGAAGCGGCTCGTATCCCCCTTCGTCATCCAGGAGCATCCCAAACGCCGTAACCTGGGGCATCATTACCGGCACTTCTCTTGGGTCTTTGTGCTGGTAGACTAGGTAGCCCGTGCTGAGAGCGTGTTCTCTGTTTTCTTCTATGGCGCGGTGGCATTGGTAGTGAACCCACACGCCGTTTGCTGGTGACGCTGTGGCTGGATCTTTGCTGCCACCCATGCCTCGTGGTCTGCGGTGGTGTATCTGCATTTCTTCTGTTGCGGGGTACAGACAGAACTCGCAGTACCCGTTGGCCCTGTCCTCAATCAGTTGCGCTGTCTTCTTCGTGAACTGCATAACCAGCCTCCTTCAATAGAGTGACGAGCATGTAGAGCGGCATGGTCGCGTACTGTTCCGCTGCATCGGTGACTCCGTGCTTCTTGTGGACTACCGCTCCAACGTCTGTATTAGCGTTAGATGTCTCTTCTTTAAGTTGTTTGATCCAGTCAGGTAGGCAGTCGCGTCTCTGGTTTTTACATTCGATGACGAACGGTTTTTCGTGATGATTTCCGTCGCTTGCTCTTCCCACGATTCCGTCATGTGTACGGACAATTCCGTGAATGTCTCCACGGTCATCTGACCAGCCAACGCGAGTTCTATCAACTCTGTAGCCGCTTTGTCGGAGATAGCCCACGACATCCAACTCATACTTTGCTCCTTTTCTTTTTTGTGGTGAAGTCACGGTTACTCGTCGTCTTCCCAGCGTTCGTAATACTCGTCATCTTCGATGTCTATCGGCCCGTGCATTTCGCCGTCACCGATAGCGTCGGAGGCGTTCTGCCACCCGTCGAACAGTATGTCGATCATGTCTTTCTTGCTGATGAAACCTAACTGCTTGCCGTTGTGGAACAGCGCCAGAAGGGGCATTCCGTTTTCGGCGTCGAAACCGTAGAAGAAAGTGATGAGTTCTTCTGGTCGGCTCGTATTCAGGACGGTGGCTGAGGTGGGGGTTCTGTGCAGCATGTTTACTCCGCTCTGAATTAGGATGCTAACCATCTTACCTCATGGTCGCTTGCCGTTACAGTACGCGCCACTCCAATGTCGCCAGCCACCTTCGGTAACAACGGCGACAAAACCTATGTCTTGCCAGTATCCGTGCCACTTGTAGATGGGCTTGCTTTGTAAGTAGATACGCACTTCTTTCGCCACTAACTTAGGGACGCCCGTTTCTTTCAACCTCGCTGCCACCATGTAGGGCAAAGGCTTGTTCCAACTGCTGTTTAGGAACTGCCATCGTCCAGACGCAGACGACCTGGGGTTGCGAGCCCCGACCCCTGACTGGATTTTGTCCAGAGTGCCGCCGCTCTCACGGTCAACTACGCAGGCTGCGAACGGTCGCCATTTCTTCGGGATAGCAGCGGCCTCAGTTATCACACCTGAGAACGCACCTTTGTGTGGCTTGCTCATGTTCACTTGCTGCGTGGGCATCGCGTGATGGTCTGGGCCTCCACCCGCGAACGCTGGAGTAGCAGAGATAACGGTACTTGTAATTATTGTTGTTAGAAAAAGTAGTTTACGCATTTCGTCTCCCGTACCCGGTGTGCTGTCCCGAATTGTCGAATCGGGGCTGCAAGCCGTCACTTGGATCGTCAACGATTATGTTTTTCTTCTTGCGGATTTGTTCTCTATCAGCAGGCGTCATGCCTGCCCAGAACCCCCACCGCTCGTGCTTGATGGCCCATTCGCCACAGGTTTCTAGTATCTCACACCCAGAACACAACTTGCGGAACTGCTGAGTGAGGGCGCTGTTGGGCGTGCGGATCTGGTCTTCGTAGAACATCTCCGTGTTGATGCCAGCGCAGGCCGCTTTACTGTATTTTCCGTGAAGGTTCATTAAGCGTCTCCGTACTTGTCTGCGTAGACGGCTTCCCACTCGCCTGCGCTGATCGGTGTCCAGGGGTAGACGCCTCCGCTTCGTAGTGCAACGGGCCAATCGCGTCCTGTGAAGCGGTCGCCACGCCAGGGGCTTAGTTTGACGATCCGCTGATCGGTGTTGGTCTTGACCCTTGCTAGACCGTATCCGGCGTCAGGCCAGCGCAGGAAGTACGACGATCCCTCTGGTCGCATGTTGTTCCTGTCGTTGTTGAAGCCGTGACCGGCGTGGTGTTCGACCACCATCGCACAGCCAACGTGGTCACGCACCTTGTCTCCGAACACTTGGATCGCTCGCGCTGTCCGGTGAACGTTGTCGTCGGTGTCGGTGAGTTTGTACACCGTGCCCATGTACAGGATGTCGGGGGCGTAGTGCCTGACTCTGGCGATGAGGTTGTTCCTTTCGGCGGGGTCTAGCAGGTTGATGACTCGCTGCCTGAACCAGCGCCACTCCGGTTCTACGTCTGGGCGTGCCTCCCTCAGTAGCGGCACGATGTCTACGACATTGCGCTTGGTCTGGATTTCGTTGTTCTCAACGTCAATGAACATGACGCGCTTGGGTTCTGTCGGCTCTAGGTGGAGCGTGTCGTATCCGAACGCTGCTCCGGTGAGCATCTGGTAGACGAACATGGATTTGCCGCCACCCTCGTTGCCGGTAATCATCAGGCGCTCGTTCTCCATGAGGAGCCGTGGGAAGGCCCAGTTGTCGTCTTTCTCAGGGGTGTCCAGAATGTCGCTGAGAACCAACGTGTCGTCATTTCTGTCTATTGGAGTACTCAGGATACCAAGACGGTCTGAAAGGGCCTCTAAGACCGCCTCAGGGCTTGTATGGCCCTTCTTGGTGTCGCTGAGAGCCTGAGTCAGGGCAGTCTCCACCTGTCTGGAGCGGCTAGCCTCAAGGATCTTATCGGCGTAGTACGTCCAGTCTGCTGTGAAGATGTGGCCGTAGACCTTCTGGACGTAGGCAGGTTCCGGCCTGCCCACCTTCGCAGACTCAACCTGACAAAAGACGTAAACGTCTGGCTGATCTTGGTCAACGGCGGCGGTGATTAGTTCAGCCAGTTGCATAGCGTTACCTGGCGTGAAGTCATCAACGGTTACCTTGGTGAAGGCGTCTTCGGCTACGTCACGGCTCCATAAGGCGCGGTTGAGTAGACCTTCTTCAAACTCTTGCATTAGTTCATCCTCCCGTGTGAGCAGGTACAGCGCTTGCCTTCTGGTATGGCTTTTCTGCCACACCATGAGCAATCAAACGTCGCTGGATCCCTAGTGGTGGTTATTGATGGTTCTTGATGGTTATTAGGCAGGGGATTTCCGGTGTCATAGGAACTGGGATTCCTATTGATAGGAACTGTGGCTCCTGCGGAAATCTTTTCCGGTGGAACTGTGGTTCCTGTGGATAACTTGATGGGTAGCAACTGATAGCGATTGTTGCCGCTGTTCTCAATGACGCGAACGACGCCATCAGCCACAAGCGTCTTCATAAGCGACCTAACGTGACGCTCAGTACACCGACATTTCTCAGCAAGTTTCTTCTGCGTTGGGTAGCAGTAGCCAGAGTCGTCGGCGTAATCGGCTAGCGCCAGCAGCAAAAGTAACTGAGTGCCGTCATACGGCGCGTCGCGCCAGTATCTAGACATGATGGAGATAGACAATTGGGTGTCCTTTCTATAGGGGGGCGGGTGAACTCCAATTCCCCGCCCCCCGACTTATTTTTAGGTGCCTAAGGGCCGTTGTACGAACCTCGCTTGGTGAACTTAGGTTGATCCTTCCATGAGTGCAACTCAAAGGCAGCATCACCTAAATAACTTTCAGCCATGCCGAACTCCTCGTAGTTAAGAGTCTCTAGCAATTTCATCGCTAAGTCAACATGGCCTATGACAGCGCTGATGTCGGCCCTGTCAGAAAGGTGCGACATCCTGCCCCCAGTCGTCAGTAGCGCCAAGAGCGGCTTTTGCTGAAGCGATGTTCGCTTGAGCGTTGTCCATGCTCTTAGAGCGACGAGGCCATCGGCTAGACAACCCGATGGAGTCATCCTGGTCACCCACGCTAATCTCCACGCTGGATCGCTTCTCGCCGTCTTTCTCAAACTGACGCTCACGTATCTTGCCGGAAACAAACACGGTGTCACCCTTGCTAGCCCCAGCCTCAATGAGATTGGTAGCGAAAGGATCCCACACGACTACGTTGAAAAACGAGGAGTCCCCGTCAACCCACGAGCCGTCAACCTTCTTGCGTGTTTTAGCGACGACGCGCAACTTCACCATCGTCTTACCGCTGTCAAGGAACTTAGTTTCTGGATCCATGACAACGTTGAACTCTCCGTGCAGCCTTGGTAAAGGCATAATTATTCCTTTCTTCCGAACGGTCGTTCAGAGGATATCTGGTCAGCGTGCGCCCGTAGTAACTGGACGAAACCGGACATCCTCATCCCGACTATGGCGTTATCTACGCCGTTTGTGGTGTGGTTGTAACGTATTACCGCTGTAAGATCATCGCCTTCCGGCAGCGCCTTCTCAAAACGATGCCAAACTGTGTCTGCGATTAAGTTAAAACGGTATGGTGCTGGTGCTTTTATTACGTTACCGCTCCATTCTATCATAGGTATGTCAGTAGCGCGAGTTAAGTAGCGTGCAGAGGAGATTCCTCTATCTCTACGTTTACCCACCGATGTACCTAGCACGCAGGACGGCGCGGTTTCGGTAGCCCTTGTCGTTCTGTGGGCCACACATCTCAGAATGAAATTCCCATGCGTACTTCATGTACTCAGCACGCTTGTCAGGAGCGATGTCGTCAGGCACGAATGAGGTGTAAGCGCCGCGTCTCATCTGACCGGCAACGCTGCTACTCCACTCACCCAACACAAACCACTCACCGGGGTTTTCTTTCAGGTGTTGTACTGCTTCTCGCCAGAACTCTTTACTGCGCCGCTTTGTTTGCGGCGGGTCAGACTTCTCCAGCATTACTTTTCCTTTCTGTGACAACGGCACGAACAGGCTCTCTGTATGCCGTAAACTTCCCAAGTGGGGCCAGGGCAGCGTTCACACTCAGGCTGCTGCCCCGCCCACTTCTTGCACCAGGACGACGTACTCATCAGTCTCCCGGCTCGTGGTTCTCAAGCAACCACATCAGGTAAGCCTCTTGTGACTTGATAGTGACCTCGTAGCCCTCACGAGCCATCTTCATAACAGCGCTCGCTACAACAGCGTCAGCATGGGGGCCTTCGGCAACACCGAACGGCATTGTCTTGGTGTCCCATATCTCTGGGATGAACGGGTCGCTCTCCCAGTAGGTTCCACGGTCGCTGTCTACTTCGTACACGGTGACTTGTTTCATTGCTCCTACTTCGGTGGGAATATGGACGGAATGAAAATGTGCTTGTCAATGATCCATACATGCGGTGCGTACTGGACTGGTTCCTCGTTATGTTTACGTACAAATGACTCGTACTTGTATGGATTATAGGTAACTTCATCGTAGCGCGCATCTTCACGGAAGCGATCTACGCTGAGGTCAATGTTTACGCCGTCGTAGTCGTGATCGCGCTGGCGTTGTTCGCCACCACTAAGCAGGTTTCCCCTAACGAAAGCGTGAACGTTTTTCTTTTTCTCTTTCAGCACTTTTTTGCGACCGGCAGGCTGCACAGAGAAACTTGCGTCTTCTAGACACAGAAACTCGTAGTGCTTTACATAGCCGCCAATTGGACGCGCCGATATGCACTTTTTGTGCAGGTTGTAGTAAGCCTCTAATCTCATCGGTTTTCCTCCCTCCATGACTCAAACGCCATGTCGTCAGCAAGTTGCTTGTACGCAGCGTCAATTTCTACCTGTGGGTTACCAGGGCATTGCGGGTGAGTGTCGCCGTCATCGTATTGATGACACTCAGCGCACTGCCAGGTACGCTCATTAGTCTTGAACCAGTAGTGGCCGTAAACCTCAGACACAAACATCTTGCGAGGCGACTCCAACGCTGCCATGAAGCGCAGCGCCGCGTCAGCGGTATCAAAGTGATGGTGACTTCTTTCCTCAGTATCCGTGAAGAAAGACTTGTCGTGAATTGTTATGCGGTACATGACTCCTCCGGTGGTAAGATCATTTAGGTACCTAAATAGGACACCTAGCGATCTGGTGGACAGTTACATCAATTATACACGCTACAACTGCATTATGTCAAACTGGGCACAACGACATGCAGCGGCACAACAACAACATCCGGCGCGAGTGGGGAAAAATGAGGAAAGCAGACCGCCCTATCAACCAAGTTGAGTTTCAGCGTTTCATGCGGCAAGTCATCAAAAGCGTGAACGGCTGTTGGCTGTTCCAGGGCTCAGGGACGACAGACGGCTACGGCCACCACCGTCAAGGGCCAGGACAGCCACGAGAAATGGCGCACAAATTCAGTTACCGCCTACACAAAGGGGACGTACCGGACGGTATGCAGGTCG